TGTCAGCGACATTTAAAAGGAGATTTCAAATGAAATCAATCGTAACTCTAGTAGCAACATTGTTCGCAGTATCAGCTTTCGCAGCAGAACCAGCTAAGAAAGAAGAAAAGAAGGTAGAAGCCAAGCCAGCAGCAGCCGCTCCAGCAGCGCCAGCTAAAGACGCTAAGGCTCCAGCCGCTAAAAGCGAACCAGCTAAGAAAGACGACAAAAAAGCAGAACCTGCTAAGAAGTAATCCACATGTAGTAGCGTTGATCTCCGTCGACGGAGAGGACTTTGAACTCGAACTCGATGATAGTATATACGTAGGCTACCGTAGACCGGAATTAATCAAAAGCCAAGATGCTGATGACGATCTTCCAGAATACGTTAAATTTAGATTATGGTTAGCTAGGCAATTGGCCTTAGCGAAATATGAAGAAAAGTGGGGTTAACCCACTTTTCTTTTGGTAAAAATAAATTTAGAAAGAGTATTGATCTTGCTAAATAAAAAGCGCATAATTAGTGTTATGCGAAAGGCATACAAAGTCATTTACATTAAGGCATAAGGAGGCTATAAAATGGCAACATTAGCAGAAATTCGTGCGAAACTTCAAGAAGCACAAAGCAAATCTTCAGGTCAGTCCACCGGCGGTGGCGACAACGCAATTTACCCACATTGGAACATGCAAGAAGGCAAGGAAGCCGTAGTGCGCTTCTTACCCGATGGCAATCCTAACAACACATTCTTCTGGGTAGAACGTGCAATGATCAAATTGCCGTTTGCAGGTATCAAAGGCGAAACAGATTCACGTCCAGTTCAAGTGCAGGTCCCCTGCGTTGAAATGTATAACGATGGAACTGCATGTCCGATTCTGTCAGAGGTTCGTGGTTGGTTCAAGGACAAGAGCCTTGAAGAAATGGGTCGTAAATATTGGAAGAAACGTTCATACATCTTCCAGGGTTTCGTTGTTGAAGATCCACTAAAAGAAGATACAACACCTGATAATCCTATCCGTAGATTTATCATCGGTCCTCAAATCTATCAAATTATTCGTTCAGCATTGATGGATCCAGAGTTGGAAGAATTGCCAACTGATTACCTCCGCGGTGTAGATTTCCGTATCGCTAAAACTAGCAAAGGTGGTTTTGCAGATTACTCTACTTCAAAATGGAGTCGTCGTGAACGTGCCTTAACAGACATCGAAACTGCCGCTATTGATGCTCACGGGTTGTTTAACCTAAGTGACTTCCTACCTAAGAAACCAACTGATGTTGAACTTAAGGTTATGAAGGAAATGTTCGAAGCATCAGTTGATGGTGAGGCATATGACATGGATCGTTGGGGTCAGTATTTCAAACCAGCAGGTATGAGTGCTGCCACAGGAGATCCTAACAAAGCCACTGCTCGACCCACTGTAGCAGATGATCAAGTAGACGACGAACCAGCACCAGTAGCTAAGGCTGCTCCGGCTGCTGCTCCGGCTGCATCTACTGAAAGCGCATCAAGGGCTCAAGATATTCTTGCCAAGATTCGCGCTCGTCAAAACGGCTAATACTAAACAAGAGTGCGAGCAAGTCTCGCACTCTCTCATCACTACAGGAGATTAAAAATGGCAAGAGCAGTAAAAATCAACGAGAACTTTTCTCTAAGTTATAACAGTCGCGAAGATCAATCCGGCGACACAGTAGCGGATATTGATATTAGATTTGACAATCCTAAAGACAGCGATGTTATTATTACTAGATTGAATACATGGTTGCAGGCAATCGGCAGACAGGATATCGAAGTCATTCCAAGAATGCCAAAGGTGAAATAATATGGCAAAAGCATTTGATGTAAGTAAATTTAGAAAAAGCCTAACTAAGAACATCGAAGGTCTTAGTATTGGTTTTAATGACCCAACTGACTGGGTTAGCACGGGCAATTATGCCCTTAACTATTTGATTAGCGGAAATTTTAACAGAGGTGTTCCGCTAGGTAAGGTTACCGTATTTGCAGGTGAATCGGGTGCCGGTAAATCGTTTATCTGTTCTGGTAATCTAGTAAGACATGCACAGCAACAAGGTATCTTTGTTGTTCTAATTGACAGCGAAAATGCTCTTGATGAAAAATGGTTACATGCTCTAAATGTAGATACTAGTGAAGACAAGTTGCTCAAACTTAATATGGCGATGATTGACGATGTTGCTAAAACAATCAATGAGTTTATGAGCGAATACAAAGCAATGCCTGAAGAAGATCGTCCAAAGGTATTATTTGTTATCGACAGTCTCGGTATGTTGCTAACTCCTACAGATGTTAATCAGTTCGAAGCAGGAGATTTGAAAGGTGACATGGGTCGTAAGCCTAAGGCATTGACAGCACTTGTTCGTAACTGTGTGAATATGTTCGGATCAGCAAATGTTGGCCTAGTTGCAACTAATCACACATATGCAAGCCAAGATATGTTTGATCCAGATGACAAGATCTCCGGCGGTCAAGGTTTTATCTACGCATCAAGTATTGTTGTTGCTATGAAAAAACTTAAACTCAAAGAGGACGAGGACGGCAACAAGATTTCGG